ACCGATTTTCATTTTGAAGATAAAAATACCAAAGAAGATTTTTTTATTGATTTGAAAACATCTAAACTTTTACCTCAAAAGATAAGCATTTCCCATGCTATGCAACAAGCTATTTATCAAAAGGCAACTAATGCCAAGCAGATATTATGGTATCTTAAAAACCCTACTAAAACTAAAGATGCCGAGTATATTGCTATGTCATTAGATGATTATGTGATGCCTATGAAAATATGTGAACACATAGTTGAAGTTATGGGAAATTACTTAAAAACTGTTAATAGTCCAGATGACGTTAAAAACTCTTTGATACCAAACCCAGATAATTGGATTTGGAAAGAAGAAACTGTTTTAAATGCCAGAAAAGAAGTCTGGGGATATTAAACCAAAAAACCCCTTTAGGTTTATGCTTAGAGGGGTTACAATAAACTAAATAGATTTGGAGATCATAATGTTTATAGACGAAAATTCAAAACCTAGAGAAAAATTAAAAGCATGGTATCTTTTCACAGAAGATTTCATTGCAGGTACTCAAGCCTTAACTAATGAGGAAATAGGCATATATATTAGATTACTTTGTTATAACTGGAACAAAAGATGTTCTGGAATACCTAGTGAGCCTTTAAAATATCAAAGAATAGCAAATTGCATTTCAGATAGCGAAAAAGAAAGCTGTGAAACAGTTCTTAAAGATTTCTTTGTTTTAGTTAACAATCATTTCCAAAATGAAAGACAATTACAAGAGTATCTATTTATAACAAGAAGAATGGAAGCATCTAAGGAAAATGGCAAGTTAGGTGGTAGACCAAAGAAACCTAGCACAGAACCTAGAGTAAAACCTAAAGATAACCTAGATGAAACCCCTCCTACCCCTACCACTACCCCTACCACTACTAAAACCACTAAAATAGATTATAATTCCTTTTTTCATAAGTTCTGGAATAAGGTTTCCAATAAAGTAAGTAAGGGGATAGCAGAAAAGAACTTTTTAAAACTTGAGCAAGAGTGGATAGAAAAACCAGAAGAACTAGCAGATATGTATAACAAATATTATAATTCTGTTGAGGACAAACAATTTGTAAAACAACCTGCTTACTGGTTATCAGCTAAAAAATATGAAGATGAAAAACCAACTAAAAAAGAAGAACTCAAAACAGACCAGTATTCTATGAGGTTGAAAGTTTTTAAAGAAGCTGTTGATAATAAAAAGGGAAGTGCCTTTGTACACAAATATGCAAAACAACACCCCTATGACGTTCAAAGAGCCATTAATGAGGGTGTATTTAGTAGAGAAGAAGCTGTAATTTATTTAGATATGGGGAGTTGGATATGAATAATATGAAAGTATTGCCAGATGATTTTGAAGAAGCATTTATTGGATTTACTGAAAAAAACATGAAAAGTAAATTTATAGCAATATATGATAGGAACAAATGTATTGAAATTGCTATGAGAAATTTAAAATCTGATAAAGATACAGCAATAGCATGGTTTGAAAAAAATATTGATGAAACACTTTTGGGAGAATATGACCCTTTAATATTATTCCCTATGAGTTATATACAATATTTAGGTTTTTTTACTGCAATGCATAATATTAAAGATGAAGATGAAGATGATTATTAGGAGATTAATATGAATGTAATAGATATTAGAAATCCATTAGAAAAAAAACGTCAAACGTATTTAGCATTTTATAAAGATGGTATTTATGATGGCATATTAAATCAAAAGCCAGACCCTAGAAATAATTCATCAGCTTATTATAAAAAAGGTTTTGATGATGGTTTAAAATTGCTAGAGTTAATTAAAGAATATGATCTTGGAGAATAGAATGTATGTGAATAGTGAAGTTAAAAATAGTTATTATGGTTTAAAAAAGGTTTTTAGAGATTTTAAAAATAAACAAACCAAAATAAAAGATGAAGAAAAGTTTGAAGATGTACCCAAAGAACTATCAGATAAAGACAAAGAGGGTTCTTATAAGTTTATTGGTTATATGGATTATTATTTAGGTGTTAAGTTCGATCAAGATAAAGATTTAGAAGTGCAACCATCTGGAGTTACTGCTAAAAATAGAAATTACGATTATGCTAATGCAAAGTTTGTAGGGAGTTTAGACTAATTTAAGAGGTGCAATCATACCATAGGGTTAGTTAACCCCTGCTCTATGGCTCTTAAATCAAGCCTAAAATGGATAAAATATAAAAATATGTAGCTTTTTTAGAAATAATTATATAAATCTTAATTACCTAACTATGGGGTAAATAGGAATGGCGAGACCAAAGAAATATAATATCGATACTGAAGAAGTTGTTAAGTTAGCATCTTATGGGTGTACCAATAAAGAAATAGCAGACTTTTTTGGTTGTTCAGCAGACCTTTTAGAAAAGAGTTATTCGGAATTTCTTAGAAAAGGAAAAGTTGACGTAAAAATAAGACTAAGACAACTGCAATGGGCATCTGCTGAAAATGGCAATGTTACAATGCAAATCTTTCTGGGAAAGAATATGTTAGGTCAACAAGATAAGATAGAGCAGAATGAATTAGAAGAACCTTTAGTCTGGTCATCAGATTAATGGCATTAACCAAACCACAAAAGAAAGTAATAAGTAACGAAGCAAGGTTTAGGGTTCTTATTACTGGTAGGCGATTTGGTAAAACATTCCTAGCAATTAATGAATTAGCTAAGTTTGCCAGTAAGCCTAATCAACGAGTTTGGTATGTTGCACCAACTTATAGACAAGCTAAAGCCATATGTTGGAATGTATTAAAAGAAAAAATGATATATCACAAATGGGTTAAGAACATAAACCATAGTGATTTGACTATTACCCTTAAAAACAATTCAACTATTACACTTAGGGGAAGTGATAATGAGCAATCATTAAGAGGTGTTGGTTTGAATTTCTTATGTATTGATGAGTTTGCAGATGTAAGTCAAGAAGCATGGTATGAGGTTTTAAGACCTACATTATCAGATACAAAAGGTCATGCTTTATTCTGTGGAAGTCCAAGAGGGTTTGGTAACTGGTCATATGAACTATTTAAACAAGGTGAAACCAATAAAGACTGGGCAAGTTTTAAATATACTACTATTGAGGGTGGTAACGTAGACCAAGACGAAGTAGAGCAAGCTAAACAAGATTTAGATATAAGAACATTTCAGCAAGAATATGAAGCCACATTTGTCAATTATTCTGGAATGATTTATTACAATTTCAGTAGAGAAAGTAATATTATTGAAAAATATCAGAAAGAAACAGCAATTTTACACATAGGTTTAGACTTTAACGTAGACCCTATGAGTGCTGTAGTTTGTGTTATAGTTAATGAGAAAATTATAGTCGTTGATGAGATACAAATATATTCGTCAAATACCCAAGAAATGTGTGATGAAATAAAGAATAGATACAAAAATAAACAGATAGTTGTTTATCCAGACCCTAGTGCTAGACAAAGAAAAACATCAGCAGGTGGATTTACTGATTTAAGTATCTTGAAAAATGCAGGATTTGATGTAAAATGTAAAAATACAGCACCTTTAATTAGGGATAGAATTAATGCAGTTAATGCAAAATTAAAAAATGTTAATGGGAAAAATAGTCTGTTTATTGTTAAATCTTGCAAAAATGTTATTAAAAGCATAGAACGACAAATATACAAAGAGGGAACTCATGTACCTGATAAAGATAGTGGGTATGACCATATGAATGATGCTCTTGGCTATTTAATAGAGTTTAATTTCCCACTAAGACGTAATTTTGCACCTAGCCAACCTAAGAGGTGGAGTTAATGGATAGAGAAACACTTACACAGAAACATGATTTATGGCACTCAAATATAAGTAATTGGGAGTTTTATATAAGAAGCTATTTAGGTGGTAATGACTATAAAAATGGTTATTACTTACACAGATATGTTTTAGAATCGCCAGAAGAATATGACCAAAGAGTAAGGCATACACCCTTAGATAATCATTGTAAGAATGTAGTCCAGATATACACCAGTTTTTTATGGAGAGTACCACCATCAAGAGATTATGGTGATTTAGATAATGAGCCACAATTAACTTCATTTATTCAAGATGCCGATTTAGATGGTAGGTCATTTGATTCAGTTATGCGAGAAGTCCAGATGAATGCTAGTATTTATGGTAATTGTTGGGTTGTAGTTGATAAGCCACAATCTAATGCAAAGACTAGAGCCGAAGAACTGGCTCAAGATATTAGACCTTATATTTCAATATATACCCCAGAAAACATAGTGAATTGGAACTATGCAAGATCAGCTAGTGGAAGATTTTATTTAGATTTACTGGTTATTGTTGAGGATATAAATTCAGAAAGAGCCATTATTAAAGTATTCACAGAAGAAACTATAACTACATATTCAGTTGAAGAATACGATCAGCCAACATCAGAGGGTGAAGTTAAGTTATTAGAAGAAATAGTTAATCCAATAGGAACTATTCCTGCTGTTAATGTTTATAATTTGCGAGGTAATAAACGACCTATTGGTATAAGTGATTTATCAGACGTAGCATTTCTTCAGCAATCTATCTACAATGATTATTCCGAGAAAGAACAATTAATCAGATTATCTAACCACCCTAGTTTAGTTAAAACACCTAATGTTGAAGCTAGTGCAGGTGCAGGTGCTATAATAGAAATACCAGAAGATTTAGATGCATCATTAAAGCCTTATATAATTCAACCTAGTGGTCAAAACCTAGATGGAATAATGAAGTGCATACAAAATAAAGTTGATGC